GTAGCAGATCCTTCCGCACCTGATGCATTTGTTCAGGGAATTATGGAAGGTAAAGAATGGGTTTGGGATGGCGGAATTTTGAAAGAAATGAACGCATCTAAGACCAAAATGAAAGTTGAAGAACTATCATCAACCAAAACACTAGATGACAAAGCAAAACTCAGATTATTTTCTGAGTATTTGTTAAATCTTTAATTTATAAATAAATATAGAATAATTTAAAAAATATTTTATTCGGAGCATACAAATGAGCATCGGTAACGATTTACAAGAAATGGAAAATGCAGTAACTAGAGGAGCAAAGAGTGCGGAGCCAATGCAAAAGGCACCAAACTATGTTCCTGATGCTGGCACTATTGAGGATCTTGGTGGACCTACTCCCCAAAACTCAAAGCCAGACGACGAGAGCAACAAAGTAGCAACACCATCCAAAACCCTTAAAAAGGTCAGTGATGTTCAGCACAAAGGTGCAAAAGCTGCTGATCCAATGCCAACAGCAAATAAGGCAGCAATGTCTTATGAAGAGACTGAGGCAGAAGAGGGTCAGGAAGTAGTTGCAGAAGCAGAAGAGACAACTGAAGAGACTGTTGAGGAAGAGACCATTTCTCTAGAAGAGAAACTGGATCAAATCATCAGTGCTGAAGTTGATTACTCTGATGACATCAGTGCTCTTTCTGAAGGTGAGCAACTCTCTGAAGAGTTCACCTCAAAAGCAAAAACCATTTTTGAAACTGTAGTCAAGGCAAAACTTACTACAGTTGTAGAAACAATGCAAGAGCAGTATAAGACTGACCTTGCAGAAGAAGTTACCGAAATTAGAGAAGAACTTACTCAAAGAGTTGATTCCTACCTTGAGTATGTTGCCCAAGAATGGGTTGAAGAGAATGCTCTTCAAATTGAAAGTGGAATCAAGTCAGAACTATCTGAGTCCTTTATGACTGGTCTAAAAGGACTTTTTGAAGAACATTATGTAGAAATCCCTGAAGATAAATATGATGTCCTAGAAGGAATGGTCGAAAGACTAGATGAAATGGAGTCAAAACTCAATGAACAGATCGACAGAAATGTTCAGTTAAATCACAGACTTAGCGAAGCTGTAAGTGATACTATCTTTAATGAAGTTACTGAAGGGTTAGCTTTAACTCAGAAGGAAAAACTTGCAAGTCTTGCTGAAGGTGTTGAGTTTGGAAGTGAATCAGACTATCGTGAGAAGCTAGAAACTCTGAAGGAGTCATATTTCCCAAGAAACACAGCTTCTACACAAAAGGAAGAAGTGCTCATCCAAGAAAGTGTTGAGGATTATTCCCCAGCAATGAACTCTTATCTGAGAGCAATTTCTAAATTTAAGTGAAATCTAGGTTATACTAAATATTTGTAGTAAAAAACACTTTACAAGACTAAAACACAAGGAGTAAAAGCAGATGTATCTTTCAGAACAGCTGCAGTCTAAGTGGAAGCCTCTGCTTGAAGCTGAGGGTCTTGATAACATCAAAGATCCTTACAAGAGAGCCGTAACCGCTCAGCTGCTAGAAAACCAAGAGAGATTTTTAAGAGAAGAGAGAGCCTTTATTTCTGAGGCTGCTCCAAATATTAACACTGGTTCCAACGCCACCCCTGGTGCTGGTTCAGGTAATGCAGGTTTCGGTGGCGATGCTACTGCTGCTGGTCCTGTTGCAGGTTTTGATCCAGTTCTGATCTCATTGATCAGACGTTCAATGCCTAACCTCGTTGCATATGATCTGGCTGGTGTTCAGCCTATGAATGGTCCTACTGGACTGATCTTTGCAATGAGATCTAGATACGAAGGTCAGAATGGTACTGAGGCTCTGTTCGATGAGCCAGATACAGCATTTTCTGCTCAGAACAACAGTGCAAACCTTTCACAAGGTGGATACACTGGTGGTACTGATGGTGGAGTACCTGTTGGTTTTGGTACTACTGGATTCGTACAAGGTGGCAATGCTGCTGGTTCTAACCCTGCAGACCTCAATGCCTCTGGCGCACTTGGCAATGAGTATGTAACTGGTCAAGGTTTTGGCACTGATGTCTCTGAAGCACTAGGTGATGCTTCTGACAATGCCTTCAACCAGATGGGCTTCAGCATTGAGAAGATCTCAGTTGAAGCAAAGTCCAGAGCACTCAAAGCTGAGTACACCCTGGAACTTGCACAAGACCTCAAGGCAATCCATGGTCTTGATGCTGAGGCAGAACTTGCCAACATCCTCTCTACTGAAATCCTTGCTGAGATCAACAGAGAGATCATCAGAACTATCTACAAGGTTGCTGAGCCAGGTGCTCAAACCAATGTTGCTAATGCAGGTTTCTTTGACCTGGATGTAGACTCCAATGGTAGATGGTCTGTTGAGAAGTTCAAGGGTCTGCTCTTCCAACTGGAAAGAGATGCCAATGCTATTGCACAGAGAACTCGTAGAGGAAAGGGCAATGTGATCCTTTGCTCTGCTGATGTTGCTTCTGCACTCACCATGGCAGGTCTCCTGGATTACACCCCTGCACTCAATGCAAACCTGAATGTTGATGATACTGGCAATACCTTTGCTGGTGTTCTCAATGGTAAGTTCAGAGTATACATTGATCCATATTCTGCAAACCTTGCTGCTAACCAATACTATGTTGTTGGTTACAAGGGCACCAATCCTTATGATGCTGGTCTGTTCTACTGCCCATACGTTCCTCTTCAGATGGTTCGTGCTGTTGGTCAGGACACCTTCCAGCCTAAGATTGGCTTTAAGACCAGATATGGCATGGTTGCTAACCCATTTGCAACTGGCACTGGTCAGGGACTTGGAGCAATTGCTGCAAGCACCAACAGATACTACAGAAGAGTTGCTGTTCAGAACCTCATGTGATTCTGTCACACTTTTCAAGGGACCCCTCAGGGGGTCCTTTTTTTATGCCTATAAATAGTTCAAAAAATGGCAAGCAGTCCTTGGGATAATCAACCTGGCAATAGAAATTTTCTAGCACCAGTTGGTTTTAAATTTAAATTACAAAAAGCACAAAAGGTAGACTTTTTTTGTAACTCTGCAAATATTCCATCCATTTCTCTAGGCACTTCTTTACAGACTAGATTTGGAAAGAATATTGATGTCCCTGGTGACAAAATGAATTTTGAAGATTTTAGATTGAGGTTTTTAGTTGATGAGGATTTATCAAATTATATGGAAATTCAAACCTGGATGAGAGGTCTTGGATTCCCATTTAGTTTAGAACAATATAGTGATCTGCAAGCAGAGTCTGAGCAAGATAGTAATATTGGGTTTAAACGTACTAGAGATTTTTATGAAGAGTCTGATGGCACTCTTCAAATATTAAATAGCAATTTTAATACTACTGCACAAGTAAAGTATTATGGGTTATTCCCAACTTTCTTATCAACTTTACAATTTGATGCCACAGATAATGATATTCAATATTTTACAGCAGAAGTTAATTTCAAGTATACTTACTATAAAATTGTTGACAGTATAGGAAATGATTTATGATTTCTCTTGATGATATTCAGATTATGTGGAAAGAAGATTCAAAAATCGATATAGATGATTTACACAATGAGTCTTTAAAAGTTTCAACCTTACATGCAAAATATTATGAAATTTACAACAACATCACTTTATTAAGAAAACAAGCAAATATAAATTACAAATCAAAAAAACTAGAAAGATCTAATTTTTATAGTGGAAAGGCAGATCCAGAAATTTATAGAGAAGAACCATTTCCATACAAAGTTAGAGATAAAGAAAGTTTAACTAGACATCTTGAAGCAGATGAACAATTAAATAAATTTTTACTTAAGATTGATTACTACGATACAATTTTAAGTTATCTAGAAGAAATTATAAAAACAATTTCTAACAGGACTTATCAAATAAAAAACTCAATTGAATTTTTGAGATTCCAAGCAGGTATGTAATATGACTGATTTAGTTATTACAAAAAAGAATGAAATCTATCTAAAAGTTGAATGTGATCCACATATCAAATATGAATTAAGTGATCAATTTACTTTTGATGTTCCAGGTGCAAAATTTATGCCCCAATATAGGAGCAGGCATTGGGATGGCAAAATAAGATTGTTCAATATTCAAACTGGAGAAATATATGCAGGTCTTTTAGATAAATTAATTTCTTTTTGTGATCACTATAATTACAAATTTGAACTTCTTGAAAATAAGTACTATGGACTCCCAGGGGAGATGGATGATGGAATATCTCTAGAGGGGGTCAGAGACTACATGAGTAGCATTTGTGCACATGAACCTAGGGACTATCAAGTTCAAGGGGTTTATGATGCCTTAAAGTACAAAAGAAAACTTCTACTATCTCCAACAGCATCAGGAAAATCTCTGATGATTTACTCTGTGGTTAGATATTTTGTTGAAAGGGGCAAGAACATTCTACTTGTAGTCCCAACAACATCTCTTGTTGAACAAATGTATAAAGACTTTGAAGACTATGGTTGGGAGTCTGAAAAATATTGCCATAAAATTTATTCTGGAAAAGAAAAATATGATAATCGCCAAGTAACAATAACAACCTGGCAATCTATCTACAAGTTAGAGAAAAAATTCTTTTCAGAATATGATGTAGTAATTGGTGATGAAGCACATCAATTTAAATCAAAATCTTTAATTAGCATTATGTCAAATCTTCATGATGCTAAGTATAGGTTTGGATTTACAGGTACTTTAGATGGATCTCAAACTCATAAACTAGTTTTAGAAGGTTTATTTGGACCAACATATAAATTGATTAAAACTGATCAGTTAATCAAACAGGGGTATCTATCAAAATTAAATATAAAGGTTCTTTTACTAAAACATGATCCAAATAAGTTTGAAACTTATGAAGATGAAGTTCAGTATTTGATATCTCACAATAAGAGAAATACATTTATCAAAAGATTGTGTATTGATTTAAAGGGAAATACACTTGTTCTTTTCTCAAGAGTGGAAGGTCATGGACAACCATTATATGAGATGATAAATAAGGGTGTAGGGAGAAACAGAAAAGTATTCTTTATCCATGGTGGAGTGGATACTGAAGAAAGAGAATTAGTAAGAAAAATTACTGAGGAAGAAAATAATGCGATTATTGTTGCTTCCTATGGAACATTTTCTACTGGAATTAACATCAAGAATCTACATAATGTTGTATTTGCGTCACCTTCAAAGTCTAGAATACGTAATTTACAATCAATTGGAAGAGTTTTGAGAAAGGGTAAAGAAAAAGTATCTGCTACTCTTTATGATATAGCAGATGAAGTACCAAACAAAAGCAAAAGAAATTACACTTTAAATCATTTAGTTGAAAGAATAAAAATTTATAATGAAGAAAACTTTAATTATGAAATATTGTCTATAAATTTAAAATCATGATAGAAGAAGAATTTTACGCATCAGTTAAACTAGTATCAGGAGAAGAAGTATTAGCTTTGATAACTGTTTGTGATGAAGAAGATAGAACTTTATTGTTAATGGATAATCCTATCATCATCAAACCAGTTACTGCTAAAAATGGTATGATGGTTGGTTACAAAGTTGAACCTTGGTTAAATATCCCTGATGATGGAATGTATATGGTGGACATGAAGAATGTCATGTACATGAGTGAAGTTAAAGATAGGGAAGTTATAGAAATTCATTTAAAATATAGTAAAGCAAGTTCTAAGGTCCCCATTGATAGGACCATGGGATTTCTATCTAAAGTAAATGAAGCTAGACAAACTCTAGAGAAAGCTTATAAAAATAGCTAGTATCTCTCTTGAACCCTGACAGAGTTATCCTACTCATGGTTTTAGATATTGTCAACTCCTTGTCAATCAGTTATAATAATGTTAACATGTGATGACTTACAAAAATAGTTTATGTCGATAGTAATGGCAAAAGGTAAAAAAAGATCAGAACATTATGTAAGTAATAAAGATTTTCATGCTGCCCTCCTTGAGCATAAAATTAAGGTAAGAGAAGCTGAGGCATTAAACTTGCCTAAACCAAGAATTAGTAATTACTTGGGTGAGTGTTTCTTAAAAATTGCAACACATCTTTCTTACAAACCAAACTTTGTAAACTATATGTTCAAAGATGATATGGTTTGTGATGGTATTGAAAATTGTATTCAATACATTGATAACTTTGATACTGATAGGACAAATCCATTTGCTTACTTTACTCAAATTGTTTACTACGCTTTCCTTAGAAGGATTGCTAAAGAGAAAAAACAATTAGAGATTAAAACAAAAATTATTGAAAAGTCTGGTTTTGACGAAGTGTTTACTGCAGACACTGGAGAATTAGGATATGATTCATCAAATATGAATTCCATCAAAGATAGTATTAATTATAGATTTTCATGAAAGTTGCCATAATAACTGATACTCACTTTAATTTTAAAAAGGGAAATCAGGTATTCCATGATTACTTTGAAAAGTTTTACTCAAATATATTTTTTCCAACATTAGAAAAACTTAATATTGACACAGTAATTCACCTTGGAGATATTTTTGATAATCGTAGAGCAACTGATTATTGGAGTATTGATTGGACTAAAAGAGTCATTCTTGAACCTTTGAAAAAATATAAAGTTCATTTGATTCTTGGTAATCATGATATCTTTTACAAGAATACAAATAGACTCAATAGTCCAGAATTGCTACTTGAAAATTATGATAATATAAAAATATATTCAGACCCAACAACTGTTAAAGTTGGTAATAGAGATATTCTTTTTATACCTTGGATTAGTTCTGACAATGAATCTAAGACCATCAGAGCAGTCCAGAACACCCCTGCAAATATTTCTATGGGACATCTTGAGTTAAGTGGGTTCTATGCTCATAGAGGACATATACAAGAGCAGGGAAGAGATAAAGATTTATTTAATAAATTTGATCAGGTTTTTTCTGGACATTATCATACAAGAAGTGATGATGGAAAAATTTACTATTTGGGAAATCCATATCAACTTTATTGGAATGATTATGGTGATACTAGAGGATTTACTATCTGGGATACTGAAACTGGAAGTTTATCTCAAATTAATAATCCATATGAAATGTTCAAAATTTGCAACTATGATGAAGATAATGTAGAAGAAGAATTAGATTTATACTCTGGATGTATAGTAAAATTAATAGTAAAAAATAAAAAAAGTCAGAAAAAATATGATGACTTTTTGGATAGATTAATAAAGTCTCAACCATATGAATTAAAAATAATTGAGTCCTTTGATGTTAATGATTCTTTTGATGCTGATGAAATGATTCAACAGGAAGACACATTATCTCTACTAAAAAGGTATGTTGATGAATCTGAAATTAAGTTAAATAAAAGTAGAATAAAGAAGTTAATTCAGTCAATTTATCAAGAATCTTTTCAGATGTAACATGTACATATTAACAGTATCAAATAATACAGATGAAGGAGCATTTGCTGTAGAGAATAGATTTGGTGAAAAAGTTCTTTTTCTTTTTGAGGAAGAAGATGATGCTCAGAGATATCTCAACATGCTAGAGGAGCTTGACTATCCAGACATGGAACTTACAGAAGTTGATCCTCAAGTTGCAGTGATGGCATGTGATCAATTAGACTATAATTATGCTATAATTACCCCAAATGATATTGTAATACCTCCAGATTATGATCAAGTTTCAGAACCTAAGATATAAAAATTTTATTTCTTCAGGTAACTATTGGACAGAAATTAATTTAGATGACAGCAATTCAACTTTGATAGTTGGTCATAATGGAGCTGGTAAAAGCACTATCTTAGATGCTCTCACCTTTGTTCTGTTCAATAAACCTTTTAGAAAAATTAACAAGGGACAGTTAGTTAATAGTGTTAATGAGAAAGACTGTTTAGTAGAGATTGACTTTACTGTTTCTGAGAAAAAATACAAAATTAGAAGAGGTATAAAACCATCTGTATTTGAAATTTACAGATCTGGTACAATTCTTGATCAAGACTCTTCTTCTGCTGACCAACAGAAATGGTTGGAGCAATCATTATTAAAGTTAAATTACAAGTCATTTACTCAAATAATTATTTTGGGATCAAGTAATTTTGTCCCATTTATGCAACTATCCTCTCAACACAGAAGAGAGGTTGTGGAAGATCTTTTAGATATGAAAGTATTTTCCTCTATGAATGACGTTGCAAAATTAAAGATAAGAACTTTAAAAGATACTATTAAAGAATTTGGATTTAAGAAAGATAACCTTAAAGATAAAGTTGATTCACAGAAAGACTTAATTGATAAACTTAAGAATAAAAAGAGTCAGGATATAGAATCAAAGAAAAATAAAATTGAATTGCTTGATACTGAAATAAATCAACTCATATCTGATAATAAAGATACTCAATCTAAAGTTGATAAATTAACCCAACAACTAACTGAAATTTCATTCTCAGAATCTTTGCTGAGAAAATTGGAAAAACTTAATGATAAAATAGAAATTAAGATAGTCAATTTAGTTGAGCAACATAAGTTTTTTTCTAAAGGTGGGGTTTGCCCTACTTGTACTCAAAATATTGAAAATGATTTTGGGTTAAATAAAATTGTAGACATTGAGGCTAAATCAAAAGAACTACAACAAGGTCAAAAGGAACTACAAAAATCTATAGAGGATGAAAGAAAAAAACAGAATAGCTTCTTGCAGATTTCAAAAGAGGTAACTCAACTAACACATGGCATTAATCTTAAAAACGTTAAAATTTCTGGACTTAGAAAGCAGGTCAAGGATGTTGAATCAGAAATTCAAATACTTACCACCAGAAATAAAGACACAGATACTGAGCATGACAAGTTAATTTCTCTAGAGAAATCTTTAGAAAATATTCTAGAAGAGATCTCAAATAAAAAAGAAGAACTACAGAACCACGAATTTATTAGCTTATTGCTAAAGGATGATGGGGCAAAGTCTAAGATTATCAAGAAATACTTACCTATTATAAACAAAAATCTAAACAAGTATTTGGAGATCTTAGACTTCCCTGTTAATTTCACATTGGATGAAGAGTTCAATGAGAAGGCTTTAAACCCAATCTATGAAGACTTCTCATACTCTTCATTCTCAGAAGGTGAAAAAATGAGAATAGATCTTGCACTTCTGTTTACTTGGAGAGAAGTTGCAAAGGTCAAGAACTCAATAAATACTAATCTATTAATACTTGATGAAGTTTTTGATAGCTCACTTGATGAAGCAGGAACAGATTATTTTACAAAGATTATTAAATTTGTTGTTAAGAATTCAAATACATTTGTAATTTCCCACAAAGTTGATGACCTTTTAGAAAAATTTGATCAGACCATTAAGTTTGAGAAAAAGAAGGGATTTAGTGTAATGTCTGAACTATGAACAACTTTAAAAAATTAATTGTTGGTAATTATTGTAATAGAGAACAAGCTATCTCAAATCCATCTTTATGGCCAATGATGAACATAAAGATATGGGTAACTGGAGATAATACTTTTGAATCAAAATCTTGGTATAATTATAGAGGAGAAGAAAATTCTTACAATTGGTTGAGATATACTATTGTAGAGTCAACTGAAAATCTTGTTAGAACTGAAATTTTCAGTGTTACCAAAGATAAAGAGACTTGTCCATTTGTTTGGACATGGGATTGGAACACTGGGTGGTGGGTTGGAACTACAGGGGATGATTGTGTTGTTAGAAATGTTAAACTAACATCCACAATAAGATTTAATGGATATCAGTATAGATCAATTGACACTGGTATTGATTTAGAAACAAATAAGTTGAAGTGGGGCAAATATGCAGAGGATGGTGAGTTTGCATTTGTGGAGATTTGATGCTATCATATGGTCTGACAAACTATTACTTTTGTTATGTTTGGTCCTGAAGATGAGCGAAATTTGCACGAAATCACTTTAACTATGCCTGATGAAATTGATCTAAACCTTGATGCTACTTCTAAAAATGGGTTTTGGAAGTATGAAGAAGACCTTACTATGAAAGAGATTCGTGACTATCTCTCTGGTACATACAAGTCACACTACACATCTCAAGATTCCAAAACCCAGACTCTTGATTTGATTGAAAGTATTGGTGATGCAGAACCTTTCTGTAGATCTAATGCTATCAAATATCTTTCCAGATTTGGAAAGAAAAATGGAAAGTCCAAACAGGACATTCTCAAAGCAATTCACTATTGCATCCTCCTTTATCACTTTGCAGGACTTCACAATGAAACTACGGGAAAATATGAAACTTTCTGATAATACTATTTCAATTCTTAAGAACTTTGCTTCTATTAATCAGTCAATCTTGGTTAAGCAAGGATCTAAACTGAGGACTATTTCTGTCATGCAGAACATTCTTGCAGAAGCAGATGTTGGTGAAGACTTTCCTAAAGATTTTGCAATCTATGATCTAAATCAATTCCTTAATGGGATTAGTTTGCATCAAGATCCAGATCTAGATTTCTCTAATGATTCTCATTTGATTATTAGAGAAGGTAAGCGTAGGGTAAAGTATTTCTTTGCAGATCCTGAGGTTATTGTTTCTCCACCAGAGAAAAACATTGAACTCCCCACTCAAGATGTTTCTTTTCAACTAGAGCATTCTCAACTTGACAAATTGCTCAAAGCAGCAGCAGTCTATCAACTTCCAGACCTGTCTGCAGTTGGTGAGGCAGGAGTTGTTAAACTTGTTGTTCGTGATAAGAAGAATGATACTTCTAATGAATTTCAAGTTGTGGTTGGTGAAACTGATGCTACGTTTACTTTCAACTTTAAAGTTGAAAACATTAAAATTATCCCTGGAACTTACAGTGTTGTAATTTCCCAAAAGTGTATTTCTAAATTTACTAATGAGAAATACAATCTTGATTACTTTATTGCTCTTGAACCAGATTCTGAATTTGGATGAAATACAAGGTAAAGTATAAATTACCACCTGACAACAGGTATCTTGAAATGGTAGTAGAAGCGAGCAATCAATGCCATGCAATTAAGGTTGCACAAGCACATGTTCCTTCTGCTAAAATTATTGGTGGACCCCAAATTTTTTGATATTGATTATGAGTGAAAATTTTCTTTGGGTGGAAAAATATCGTCCTAAAAAAATTGAGGACTGTATTCTTCCTGATGTAACTAAAAAAACTTTTAAGGATTTTGTTGAGAAGGGGGAAGTTCCCAATCTTCTTCTTGCAGGTCCAGCAGGATGTGGCAAGACCACAGTAGCAAAGGCATTGTGTCATGAACTAGGAGCAGATTATTATGTCATCAATGGATCTGACGAAGGACGGTTTTTGGACACGGTACGCAACCAAGCAAAGAATTTTGCTTCGACCGTCTCACTTTCTTCGTCTGCAAAACACAAAGTCATCATCATTGATGAGGCAGATAACACAACCCCAGATGTACAACTCCTCCTTAGGGCTAATATTGAGACGTTCTATAAAAACTGTAGATTCATCTTCACCTGCAACTACAAAAACAAAATCATTGAGCCCCTCCACTCAAGATGTGCAGTTGTTGAATTCTCAATCAAAGGAAAGGAGAAACAAGGAATTGCAGCACAATTCTTTAAGCGTCTCCAAGAAGTCTTGGTTGCAGAAGGTGTTGAATATGATAACAAGGTCCTGGTAGAGATAATCAATAAACACTTCCCTGATTGGCGTCGTGTTTTGAATGAGTGTCAAAGGTATTCTGTTGGTGGATCAATTGACTCTGCTATCCTTGCAACTTTTGATGATGTAAAGACCAATGACCTTGTTAAGTATTTGAAGGAAAAGAACTTTAAGGAGGTTCGTAAATGGGTGGTGGCAAACCTAGACAATGATGCTGGTATTGTTCTTAGGAATGTTTATGATGCCCTTTACAGTAGATTAGATGGACCAAGTATTGCAGCAGCAGTTTTGATTGTTGCTAAATATCAGTACCAAAGTGCCTTTGTGGCAGATCAAGAGATCAATCTCTTGGCAGCATTAACAGAAATTATGGTGGAGTGTAAATTCAAATGAAAGTAAAACTTATTAGATTTAATTTTGGTCAAGAAGTAGTAGCTGAATTGATCAGTGAAACTGAAGATAGTATTACTATTGTCAATACTCTTGCAGCAGTTCCAACATCACAGGGGAGTGTTGCATTTGTTCCTTTTATTCCTCTTGTAGAAAAGGGAAAGGATGAGGTAGTAATCTCTAAACAACAGGTAATTTATATTACAGACCCTAGTGAAAAGGTAGTGACTCAACATAAAAACGCTTTTAGTTCAGTTATTCAACCAGAGTCTAAGTCTTTGATTCTATGAGAAAAAAGACAACACCTGAAAATGTAAAAGAGGCACATGAAGCTCTTTTTCATGCTAAGTGGAATCTTCCCAAAGCAGCAGAACATTGTGGAATGACTGAGAAAGAATTGAAAATGACCTTTTGGGAATACTTAAAATATAATGAACCAGATTACGATCAAACAATTGAAGACTCCTCTCAGGTATCCAGGGGGAAAGTCTAGGGCAGTTCCTAAACTAGCACAGTATTTTCCTGACCTCAGGGAATATGATGAGTATAGGGAACCATTTCTTGGTGGTGGGAGCGTTGCTTTATATGTAACTAAGAGATATCCAGACATTAAAATCTGGGTAAATGATCTCTATGAACCACTAGTAAATTTCTGGCATCAACTTCAATTAGATGGCAGAAAAATGCAGAATCACCTTGCAGAACTAAGGTCTAGATTTCCAGATCAAGGATCTGCAAAGGGATTGTTTCTTGAAGCAAAAGACATTTTAAATGATTATGATCAATCCAATTTTGCTCGTGCTGTTAGTTTTTACATTGCTAACAAGTGCTCTTTTTCTGGTCTCACAGAGTCCTCATCCTTTAGCAGGCAGGCATCTGACAACAACTTCTCAATGCGAGGGATTGAAAGACTAGGAGAAT